CAAATCAAAGTGTGAACTGGTGTGCACACAGTGTGCACCAGTGTTCTCACAGTGTGCACCAGCGTGCACACGTAGCAGTAGTAGTAGTAATAATAGAGAAACACCTCTCCCAGATGGGCTGAATCTGCCTTCGATTCCTATGCAGGTTTCAGTGCTAGAAGTAGAGCCTCCGACTCAGGAGGAGGTTCGGGAATACGCAATGAGTATCGACCGTGTTGATCTGGCAGATGAGTTCTTTGCGACATCATCTGCTGATGGCTGGAAGACTGGTCGAGGGGAACCCATCCAGAACTGGCGTAAGTGGTTTAGGGGATGGGCTGGGAAGAAACCGAAAACAAACACAGCTGCGACCCGTAGACTGTCCGTTCTAACACCGGAACAGGCGCGGATGCAGCCCTACTGATGATCGCTCTGATTGTCATCCTTCTATCTATGAAAACCATTCCGAATGATCGTGTTGCTGAACTGTCGCTGGTAGGGGCAGCGTTACAGGGCCGATACGATGACATCCTCGCAGCTGGCTGCGATGAAAGTTACTTCAACGACCTAAAGTTACGTCAGGCGTGGCTGGAGCTGGGCAAAATGTCCAATGCTGGTGAGTCAATCAATGAGGAGACCGCGCTTCACCGATTCAAAACCACTCAGCATCTAGGTTTACTGCTGTTTAACGACTGTATGGATCACTGTCCTGCGGCTAGCAGCTGGGAGCACTGGTTCAGTAAGTGCGACGAGAAGCGCAAAGCACGGGCCATCCTAAACGTCGGGCTGCAGTTATCCGAGGACATCAACGACGGTGATAACCTCGAGGAGATTATCGCCAATGCCGAGGCTCAGATTATGGCGCTCAGTGCTGGGTCTATTACGACAGGCCGAGACCGCCGAGCAGAGGGCGTGGACTACGCTATGGACATGCTGACTCGCGCCCATAAGGGAGAGGATGTCGGTGTCTCCACGGGCTTGGCCTGTATGGATCGACTGCTTGGCGGGATGTTCCCTGGAGAGCTGGTCGTCTTAGCTGGCCGTCCAGCTACGGGTAAGACTGCGCTAGCTCTGTCCATAGCCGACTACCACGCCAGCCGTGGTAATGCGGTCGCTTTCTTTAGTTACGAAATGACGGCTGGCGAACTGGCTATGCGCGTTGTGACCCAGCGGTGCGACATCGATCTGAGGCAGGAGATCATTAACCGCAGATCAGATGAGTCTCAGCGGTTACAGCTGATGCAAATGACAGCGCCTCACTTCGCCTCCTTCCGCAAAGATCCGATGATCATCATCAACGAGAAATACACCACCAGTCAGATCGCCAGTAAGGCGCGGAAGCTGAAGCGTGATCACGACATCAAGCTGATTGTGGTGGACTACCTCCAGCTGGTGAGGACCAACCGAGAGGATCAGCGTATGGATCGGCATGTGCAGGTTGGGAAGATCTCAGATGGGCTGAAGTCACTGGCGATGGAGCTGCAGGTTCCTGTGCTAGCGCTGGCTCAGTTTAATCGCGGTGCTGCCAACGATGACCGAGCACCATCCATATCACAGATACGAGAGTCTGGGTCTATCGAGCAGGATGCTGATGTGTGCTGGCTGTTGTGGTGCGCGGAGCCGTCAATGTTTGACGGGCCTAAGCAGCTGCTGCAGCTAGACGTAGGGAAAAACAGGAAGGGCCGTCAGGGCTCAGTCAATCTGGTGTTCACCAGAAACAAGCTCAGATTTGAGGACGCAGAGGATAGCCAGCACGAGGCGTGGCTAAACGAGAAACGTAAGCAGCAGGTTGCGTGCTAACCCCGCTTTGAAAAGTGGCTGTAAAAATGCAAAGCCGTGTCAAGTGGGAAAACTGGTTGCAGATTTTACTGCCGTCCATTTTTCGCAACCAAAAACGGACAGTATGACTGATGACGAGATCATTTCCTATCTAACGAAGGTCTTCGAGGCAAAGGCCGTGCCTTACTGGAAGCTGAAACATCCACCTAACTATGATGAGTTTAAAGCAGGTTTTGCGAATGTTGGGGCCGAAGCATCTGGGGATATGGCTGAGCAACAGGCCGATAGGAAGAAGCAATTATACTGGGAAAACCGTGCCAGAGAACTGGCTGCAACTCCTAATATTACAAAGAGCGAAGTGCTCACGGCAATGGCCGGAGTAACCCTTAACGCGGAACTGACGGCTCTGCTGAAGGAGCATTTGAAGAGAGCGAAATAATTTACAGCGATGGGCGTAGAGCCAGAGGATGTCTCTGGACAGGGTAAATGTGGCTGTTGGATACAGGCGCGACTTGGTTTCCCGATAGTGATCACCATCGCTGGTTACATACTGTGCTAGACGATCTGTCTCCCCACGAAAATCTGTTAGCTGCGGTAATCATACAGGCCGCTGGCGACTTCGTTGACGCCTACCAAGCTGGGCTAATTGGCCGCGACATGACCGTCAGTGTGGATGCAATGAGGGAAATGATTAACGCCAACAGAGCCAGACGTTGCCGGTTCCCGAAGTGGATGGATGCCACTGATGTCCAGTCCGCTGTGATCTTTCTGTTTGATGGGGACTACCTCGACCAGATGATTCCTGCCAGATGGCACGTCGATGCTGATGCAATCCGTGCAGCCGTGATTACTTCAGCTCGTAACGGCAGGCGAATCTCCAGCTATTTCAGCTATGCTTACTAAGAACATATTCCAGATACACGAGAGTTACCGAAAGCTAGGCGCGTATGAACGTGTTTGCCTAGAGCGGTGGAAGCTGATGAATCCTGAGTGGACCTACAGGTTTACCACCAATGATGAGGCTGATGCTGTGGTTAAGGAACTGATTCCAGACGACTACAGTAGGTATGAGCAGTTCCACTTTGGGGCTAAGAACAACATCCGCAGATGCGCTATGCTCCATAAACACGGCGGACTTTACGCGGATCTCGATCTGTATCCAGTGCATCCGCTTAGGGGTTACCTACCGACAGACAGGCAACGGGTGCTGTTTAAGTATGACCATAGGGATATGTGGCTCAACGGTATCTTCGCTTCATCCGAGGGTGATCCGATGACTCTGGGGATTATTAAGGAGGCCACACATCGCCTCATTAACGGTCCAGCTGCGCCTCCTCAGTCAAACACAGATGACTGGATGAGATGGCACTTTGATATGTGCGGAGTTCACTGCTTCAACGAGGTGTATCAGATCTACGAGAAGATTGAGGATGCTGTGATAGGCGGCGACTCGCATCCAGTACATAACGAGATACCAGTTGACCAGATTAAATGTCTGCATCTAGGCACGGGATGCTGGATACCCAGAGCTGAGCAACCAACGCTTGAGCAACAGACCTTACGTGAGTTCTACATGCTGGACGCAGCGAAGGAGGTGTTCGGAATATGATCGTGCGCCGAGTTACCCAGATTCACGGCAGCTACCACCGGCTTGGCACGTTCGAGCGCGTGAGCATCGAGCGATGGAGGGCTCTTAATCCTGAGATAGAGTATCAGTTCATTACGGACGCTGACATCGACCCGTGGATTGAGTCCAGCTGGCCTGACTACGCGGAGATGTATCGCGGTATGTATCCCATATGCCGAGCAGGAGTTCAGAGACTGTCTGCAGTCCTGAGATGGGGTGGTTTATACGCTGATTGCGGAACCTACCCGATCCGGCCCATCAACCAGTTTCAGCCAGCTGACATCTGGGATCGCGAGCTAGCGATGTTCAAGCTGAAAGATCGACCTGGAACTGGGCAGCTAGTAACGGACTGCATCTTCGCAGCTGAAGCGGGGAACTCGTTCATTCGCGGGTTGGTCGAGGAAATATTTCGACGCACTGCCAATCCGTTTTACGTGAAGAAGTGGGCTGATTACGGACATCGCGGATACGTATTCGACACAGCTTCAGTGCACGTCTTCAGTGAATACGCCGAGCAATGCGGAGTGATCGCAGTTAACGGTCTGCCTGATGCTGATGCTACCGACATTCGCAACTGCCCAGAGAAGCTGAACACCTACAGGTATTCAACCGAGTGCTGGCTCGAGGATAACCGCTTTGTCACTCAGGGCATCGATAAGCACAAAGACGAAATGGGAACGCTGCAGACTTTGAAGGAAACCTACGGAATCTAATGCTAACAGAAGAACAGAAGAAGCGCCGAGAAGCAGCTGACGCAGCTGAAGCCTACGTCGTAGAGGCAATCAACGCGCTGTGCCGTGATACCAACACGCTATCTATTGGTAATATGTATTCGCGCATTGACGGTCTGTTGATGGAACGGAGAACCAACAAAGTGGTCGGGGTCTATGAGATTAAGTGCCGCAACATTTCGTTTGCGGATGTAGTCAGGAAGTTTGACTGCGAGCTGATCATCGATAAACACAAACTGGAGTCGCTCAAAGCTGCGTCCAGCGTGCTGCGATGTCCCAGCTATCTGTTTACCTACCTGATGGGAGACGGCGTTATCTATCGTTCGCCAATCACGGATGAATGTGGAGACTGGGTGTGCCTCAAGCGCGAACAAGTTACGACTGCGCCGTTGCTGCTTGGTGGGGACGCAGGTCCGAAGGAGATGTCTCAGATTAAACTGGATGGAGGCACGGTGCTAGGCACGCATAAACAGGTGGGGACAATATGAACCGAGACGAGCAGCTACTGATCCTTCAGAAAACCGTGAACGGTATGGAGGCGTTGGTGGCAGCTCTAATGAGGGAGATCGCGCAGATTAAGGGCAGGCAGGAGTCGCAATCACAACAGCTTCGGGAGGTAAGCAAGCTATGGAATCAGAATCAATCGCATCAGGAGAGTCAGACGTAGAATCATTCGACGCAACTTTCCACTACAATCTAGCTAGGGATATTCAGAGGGGCTGTGACTATTTCTGGTCTACCAGAGGCGGCGACCCAGCTGACCGTCACAGATGGAATAGGCGAGGGACTTTCGCAAGCAAGCGGACCGCATCAGAGTTACAACGGTAACAATTTAGGCTTAATACTGATGCGTGAGGGGGCGCACGAGTGTGCGTCCCCGTTTGTTTTTACGGGCAATGGGCAGTCCAGCATACAACGCGAGCATTGGACCAATAGGGGAGCTGGGCGTAGCTTACCAGTTAGCTAAGCGGGGATGGAGCGTTTACACTCCTACTGCAGCTGACGTGCTGCAGCATTTCGATCTGATCGCGTGCAAACGTAACTACATTCATCGCATCCAGGTTAAAAGCACCAGCAAAGTGGAGACTGGCACGTCTCGCTACAGCGTGACCGCTGCAATGGGGTCACAAAGCAAAACCCGATACTCAAAACAGCACTGCGATTTCATAGCAGTTCTGATCATACCAGTGGAGTGGTTCTTCATTATTCCTATCGAACACATCAAAGCAATCTCGCTTAGGTTTCCGGTAAACTTCTCAGGCGACCATCGATACGCACAGTATCGTGATGCGTGGCATCTGCTGGAAACAAAAAACCCCCACCAGCAATCGCTGGCAGGGGGGTGATTGATCATTCTTTGGGCTTCTCTTTCTCTATCGCTTCGGTGAGCAACTCGAGCGCCACTGGCGGTGGGAACTGATGGGGGCAGGATTTGATCACATCCCACTTCTTCTTCTCGCTTTCAGCACTGACCACTGAGCGGTCTGGGCAAGCCATCATAGCATCGCCTTTGACTAACTTGTATGCGGTCACTTTCTTAGCTTCCAGCTGCTCATCGTCCCAGCCCTCACGGTCAACCCCGTGCGAACCCGGCGTGAGGGCACGGGGTTGACCGTGAG